TCTTGGTAAAGTGCTGGATCGTCGAAGCCACTAGGATCTACAGTTTTAGCGGCGTCTGTTGATTCTTTAAATGAACGGAGACCCTTTTCTACGGCCTCTGCAAGTTCTTCTTTGAATGTTTCTTCGTTTGTACTCATCAATAAGCTCCTTGATGCCTTTCTGGAATATTTATAAAAACTAGATTCTTAAAAATATAAGTTGTATACTTTCATATCTTTCTTAAAAAATCTTCGAACAGTTGAGTAAACTTCTTTTCCATATCTCTGGATGAAGTTTTCTTAATTTCTTCATTGTAGTGGGAAATTTCTCTTTCTTTAAGAATACCATTATCCCAAATCCATTCCTTTCCTTCCATGATACCATCAACAAAGGCATCGGGAGCTGAGGGGTCTGCTACGATATCAACCGCAGCAAGCATAAAATCAGGTTGAACCATATTGACTCCACCCTCGGACTTAAGTGAACCCATACCTCGTGTTGATACACCAAGTTTGGCACCTTCGTCCATTAGGTTTTGTACAATTTTACCCATAGGTGTATCCATAATTTTAGCTTTACCATTAAAGTTTTTACCTTCACACTGAAGATCTTTAATGATGTGTGATACACGATCTAGATTGACAGTTGGACCCTTTGGATGGTTGAGTTCACCAAAGGCTCTATTCTTTTCCACAAACTCGTTAATATATGAGTCCACCTTCGGAGATAGAACTTCCATTGGGTAGATTCTACCATTTCTGTTTTTCTGCTCTGCTTGCATGAAGATGCCAGAAATGAAATAGTTCTTCTTCCCATCGGAATCTTCAACTAGCAACTCAACGTCTTCATTCATTTCTGTTATTAGTTTCATCAATATGCATCCGTTCCTGAGTTTGCAGCACCACCGGCTTTACCCATGGCTGCTAGGATTTCTTTTTTCTTCTTGGAAAGGTCGCCGGGTTCGTCTTTAGGAGCACCATCTGGTCTTAGGTTGTCTGCACCCTGTGGGGTCTTACCACCTTCACCTTTTGGTTCTTCTTCGTCGTATTCTTCCTTAACTGCTTCTTTATCCTTAAGAGCAGATTTCATTGACTCTTCTTTATCACCATCTTTATCGAAGTCTAGGAAGTCTGGCTTACCCTTACCCTTCTTGTGTCTTTTCTTTTCGCCAAGAAGTGTTGGTGCAATTTCAACGTACATTTCATTTAGGTGGTTACCTAACTTCTCGTAAAGAAGATCATGAATTTCGTTTTTTGCACCGATTAAGTTCTCATCAATTAGTTCTTTAATAATTTTGTGTGTACTCATTGGTGTCCTCATTTACTGGGGGTTTGTATAAACTATGTATATTTTTTAGGCTTGTGGAGGAGCTGGTGCCGGAGCCTCTGGTGGTGGTAACATTCCGGGAGGAGGTGCAGCAGCAGCAGCTTCCATCTCAGCTTTTTGTCTCTCTGCGGTGTTCTGAGAATCAATAAGAGTTATTTCTTCTTCGGATTGCTGTAAAATATGCTTTCTTACATATTCGGTAGAATAATACTTGCCAACTAGTGGATCTATTTGACCCAAAAGTTGCAATCTTTCTTTAAGAATTTCTGTGTCTCTTAATTCATTAAAATAGGAATCTTCATTAAAATCATAAACTACATTTTGATTTAGATCATCCCAGTCTGTTTCTGCTATTACACCCTTGAGTAACAACTGCTTTCGTAATACATCATTAAACAGAGTTGCAAATCTATTTCTAAGTCTTTGAATAAACTTATAAAACTTTACTTCATCACGAGTAATTTCTGCAGATCTACCCATATTAAAACCATTTTGCGTTTCGAGTCTAGACAGAGGTACATTTAGTGCTCGATATAGTTTTCTCTGTAGGTACTCTACATCATCCATTTGTCCTAAATTCTGACCACCCTGTAGAGTACTAATTTCTGTTCCTCTACCACCTTCTCTTCTAGGTAACCAATAGTCTTCAAGCATGTGGAGGTGGTTTCTGTCATCTCTTACTTCACCTGTAGATTGGTTGTAAACAAGTTTATTTCTATACCTGTTCATAAGTTCTTTTAGATACTGTTCGGCTTTTTGTTTTGGTAGGTTACCTACATCAATGTAGAAAATTCTTCGTTCTGGTGCTCGAGATATTCTGTAAATAACCACAGCATCTTCGATTTGACGAAGCATGTTTACAGGACGAATTGCTTTCTGTAAGTAACCGACTACTTGCTTGGTTGTGTAATCTACTATACCACTATGCGCATATGCGATAGAATCTGGCATAATTTTCAATCCACCAGCACCGGTGTATGTGTTGCTTTGCTTATCGCTGTCTGTGTAAAGATAAAATTCTTCTATACTAGAAATAATTGGTACAGAAGTAGGACCTTTGGTATATGGTTTTTTATTTACTTTTCGTACTTTTTTTATTTTGACTGGATCTATTGGTCTAAGTTCCTTGATTCCAGCTCTAGGGTTTTCGGTGTCTATAATAATTTGAAAGTAACATCTACCATCAATATACCATCTACGGAATATCTCGTATGCTTTATTTGAAAAATCAAACATCTTTAAAATGTTATCAAATTCTTTATGAATTTTAGTTTTAATATTGTCAGAAAATCCTGTGTTTGCAAGATTTAATTTTACTGGTTTTCTATCTTGACCCATTATAATTGAGTCATTTATAATATCCTCGATAGCCATATCAACTTCTGGATAAAGTGCTATGTTTCTGTAGGTGTGTATAAACTGATTTTCATTTTGTATACCACCACTAAAATCAACGTAGGTTCCCATGAACCCACCGCTGTTTATTGTTTGAGCACCATCGTACTCATCAGGAGAAACGAACGCCTCTTGCTTAAGAGATGTTTCGATTTCTTCTTCTTTTGATTTTTTTCCTATGGAAAATCCGAATAGGTCAATAGCCATTATATATCTCCATTATCACACACCAGTAAAGTATTCATATTCGACCATACATTGAAATTGTACTAAGTTATCCATAGCACCATGCTGCAATTCAATTGGACCAACCATTGTTGGCCAACAATTATGTAAAGTAATTTGCTTAAGAATGTTTTGACCATTTAAATCATAATGTTGGATTGTCCAATCTGCAACAAAATTAGAACCATCTGGATCAAATTGAGTTATGTTGCTGAAGTGCTGATTTATTCGATCACTCCATTCGTGAAGTGCTCTCCAAACAGTTTTGCCGGAACTGTATGCCTTTGGTGAATCATAAACAGTAAAGTTCCAAGGAGAGTATCTTCTATCTCCCGGTAGTTTTAATATACGACCTCTGAACGCAACCGGAATTGCTGGTAGTTCTGCAGCAGGCAAGGAAGCAGCAGATACTTCTGCTCTAAGACTAGTGGAAAATCCCGGAATGATCATGTTTACATCATACCGGTTTGCCCTTGTACCAAGACCAACTCTATCTTTAAAGTCTTGTAGTTTTAGATCGAGAGCCATCTATTATCCTCCTACGGTGTTTTCTGATTCTGGAACAAACTCTAACACAATAGTTTCTATACTATTTATGGGTTTGTATTCAACTTTAAGTACAAAGTTCCCAATATTAGCAATTTCTGGTGGGTTATTAGTTTCGTCACAGGTTACAGTAAATGACTCGATCCCAAATTGATTTTGTACTGACTGTAAGAGTGCAGTAACTCGATTTGTGACCGTAAGTCTAGTTGAAAAATCATTAACTTCAAAAAGAGCTTCCCTTGTAATGAGTCCGACTTCTTCTTGTAAGTAAAGTAGTAGATTTACCAATCCAATTTTTTCTCCTGTCGCAGTCTTATCACCAAACAAAAGAATTCCTTGATTTGCAAAAGAGATAATTGGATTTATATTATTTCCATATAAAGCATCTGCACTAGCACCAGTAAGAGGACTTACCAGTTTATAAGCGTTTAGAATCTTACCTCTACTAAATCCGGCTGGTGATGACCAGTTATTCGCAACTCTTCTTGTTCTTGCCATACATCCTACTAAATCTGCTGCGAGATTAATCTGAATTGGTCCACCATATAGTGACAACTCATTGTCTATTGAACTTGCAGGTGGTATATATTCCTTTTTACCAAATACCCAAACATCATATTTTGTGTTTGATGATCCCGGGAATACTGAAAGATTTACATTTTGTGTATCATGTACTGCCAACAAATCATTTCCTCTATTAGTTCTTATCTGCGTTAACACAACACTACCGACTGTACCGTCTACGTCACCTGAAAATACACAATCCAATGGTAAGTTTGATGTTGTAAATGGATCTGCGGTTTGCAATCCAACTATAACCTGAGAACCATATTGTGCTGCTGTTTCTATGGTGTGAAACTGATGCCTTAGAGTTGCACCACTAGGTCCACTGGGGAATCTAACTTCATCTCTAGTCGATGCGTATGATGCACCGGCACCACCACTAAATCCCGGAAAGTTATATCCCGCACTATTACCAGAATTTAGAGTTAGTCTTGAGTTTAAGTCTTCTAAACTTGTAAAATGAATATAGCCCTGAGAAACTTCTGATGTAGTTCCTAGAGCCTTAATTATAACGTCATCTGCTACAACTGCACCAGCTATAAATGTGCCTGAGGCTTCACCAGAAGATGGTCTGAATGTATCTTCTGAAATTTTAACTGTAACTGAGGGTAAAGCCATTATATTCTCCTATATATGGGATCAATTTATATTTAGGAAAATGATGTATTCACTTTTTGCCATTCACCATCATCATCGTCTTCTTGGTGAGCCATAAACCCGAATGGTAAGACCTCATCCTCGATTCTTTCTATCTCCTCCTCATACACATCAAGACGAACATCTCTTTCTGTCAGATTCTTAAAATAGTCCTGACGAGTCAACCAACCGAACAATACTAGACACATCACCAAATCATCGTTATGTCCCTCATCTGCCTCAAAAGACTGTCCTTTTGCAACAAAAGTGTAGAGTTCATTGATAATATCCATGTCCTCAATAAGCAGTTTATCATTCTCTATTAAACTTTTGACAACAGAACACCCTAGTTTTTTGACAGGAATCGTAGTTCTGACACCTCGGTGCATTTGAGCACCACCAAACCCCGAACTAATTACCTGACCAGATCTACCTTTATATACAGTCGAAGCCATATTGTCATACTCAAGGTCCTCGTAAAGAACGTCAGCAACCTGAGATCCAATATCGTTTGTTTCTATGAGAACATAAGCATTATTATACTTGTCTGCTATGGTTTTTATGACCGTAGGATACACCATAGGAGAAATTAAGTTATTTCGATACTTTAAAACTACCTTATACGGGGGTTCGGTGATGTCTATGACCAGCAACGCACTGTAGTCCTTTCCCTGACCTCTGGCGGTATCTACAGTTATAATGTAGGTGTGTCCTTCTTTTGGTTCTTCGTATATATCAATACCATCTGGAGACTTACTGACGGGTTCTTCGAAGTTCATGACATGTAATTTAGAAGAACTAATCAGAGTATTCGTAGAACCAATAAAGTCACACTCAAACTCAGTCTGGAACTGCTGTTCGCTGGTGTTCTGAATCTGCTTGTCCTTCCATGTCTGATCTCTCATGGGTCCACCGGGATATAGAGGTATCTGCGACCAATGAACCTCGAATGGTATGTACTCGTTCTTACCCTTCTCACCCTTTTTCTTGTTGGCGTTTTTCCAATAGTAATAGAACAGGTTTAGACCATTGGGAGTCGAGACCATAAGAACCTTGGTTGTCTGACCAGATGTAACTGTGGGATACACCGAACTGAAGAACTCTTCTGCGATGTTGTTTGGAACGTGAGCAAATTCGTCCAAGAAGATCATGTTGAAAGATCCGCCACGAATTGCAGATGCTGAAGTAGATGATGCGGTAATCTTAGAACCGTTTTCTAGTTCGATTGATCCCTTGTTCCACTCTATAATACCCTGTTGCAACCACAGAGGAAGATATTCATATGCCATTTTGAGTCGATATAGAATCTCTCTTGCTGTACTTTGTTTGTTAGCAAGAATAGCAACGTTCATGTTCTGATTAAACAGAACGTAGTGTAAGATGTATGACACGATACTAGTGGACTTACCACTCTGTCGGGGAAGTTTGGCGATTGCAAACCTGTTGTCGTGGATTATGTTTAGTAGTTCTTCCTGATAATCATAAAGATTAAAAGGTATCAGACCTTTATCAAGAGAAACGACCTTAACATAATTTTTAATGAAGTATACCGGATCTTTCGCACACTTCATATATTCTTTAACTTGATCTTCGGTAAACTCAATCTCAACGCCAGATGCCTTTAGGTTTGGATTACCCAAATAGCCATCCATTTTTCGATTACTCATATTATACTTTCTTTATATCTTTACCCGAACTTCTATCTGGGTTTATCAGATCTTGTAATTCACTAGTAGAACCAACATAGATTGTATTGTTGGTAGTATTTTTTTGTGTCAAATTATATTTATCTTCTTTTATCTTCTTTACTTTATCATGCACATCAAGAACATCTTTATTCATTTCTGATACAGTTTTGAGCATTTGAGAAACTACTTCGTATGCTCTGGGAGAGTCTCCTGCTTTTGCAACATCGAGAATATTTTGAATCGCATCTTTTCCCGTATCAATCAAGTCATAAAGATTTTGTCTAACCTGAACATAATCACTGTCAACCTTTTCTTCTCCGGACTGCTTTAACACAATTTCTTTATCTGCCTTGACTGGTAGGTGGGCATCAAAGTTCGTATTTAAACTATCGCTTATATTCTTAAATTGATTTTCGAAATTAGATTCCATATTCAATATCTCCAATACTAAAGTCTAATGTGCTACCAGTAACTCCGGTAGTCTGTGTAGTTTGTGAAAACTCATCATTCAAACCTGATATCTCAATCATACTAGAAGATGAATTTACAATCACAGTTTCATTCTTAATTTCTGTGTATAATCTAGTCTTACATGTAAATGCAAATGTAGATGCAACAATTCTTCTATCTAGAAAGTTTCCATCAAAAGTTTCTTGTACTGCAACATTACCTAGTGTTATCGGAACATCTAGTTTAGAATCAACTGCATTGAAATTTAGGGTAACTATGAATTCTGGAGAAAAGTAAGGAACTATCTGCTCAACAATCTGTAAGTTGTCATCCATATTCCTAGAAAAAGCAAAAAGTGTAAATCCGACATTGTATGGTACTTCCTGATACATTGTCTGTGTACCTTCACCTGCAACAGAATATCTTCTTTTGTTTAATTTGTTTAAATGTCTAGTTGGATCATAATCTATACCCGTCATCTCAAAACCGAGTCTCGGTAAAGAAACTTCAATCTTAGTCTCATCACTAATACCACTTTGCTGTTCTAATCTTTGTATAAATTTTTCTTTCGATGAATATATTAGAGGAATTTTTAATTTTGAATTTATAGTTCCATCTGCATTTTTTCTTTCGACATAAATTTCGTTAAATAAAGATCCAAATGCAACAGTTAGTTTTCTTAAAGACTCGTTGTAGAAATGTCCAAACATCAGTAGTTACCCTCCGAGAATGGATCCTTGTCTGTAAAGTCAAACAAGTTTTCATCTGTCTTTTCTTTCTCTAGATTTAGACTATCTAAAAGATCTTCCGTAGTTCCGGGTCTAGTTGGAATCTTAAGATTTAGTGAACCAAACGACTCAATTACTCCAACAGCATCACTACTTTGACCGTAAATATATTCACCAATTTCAACATTAAATGATCCAGACATACTTCCTATTATAAGAAGTCCATCTTCCTTCGAATTCCATTCGAACACCTTACCTATACCAGTTGCATTGTCTATCGAAGGTGCTGTAGGTCCGGTAGGACCATTTCCAGTAATATGGAAAGCTTGCTCACCAAGTATAAAGTCTGTGG